ATAACAGTCCACCAAAAACACACAATAACCCCACCTTCTTGACCACCAATCAAATGATTCTTCTATTTTATATCTGCTCATTTTCTTCTTTCCTTTTCCATAGCCTCTTGCTATAGTGTGTTTGAAACGCTTTTTAATATTACAAGTGTAGGACGGGAAACCGTCCTACTGTTTTACTACTTCGTAGTCGTCTTTAGTCTTAACAGTAATTCCAAGATCAAAATCTTTTGCATTTACCTCTTCAGTATCATAATCACATAGAGTTGCCGAAGTTTCTTCACTACAACAATCGTCTAGATCAACATCTAAAAATAACTGTTCAGCTTCTTCTTTTGTCTCTGCCTGAATCAAAGCACTGTAAAAAACTGCCGTACTTTTGACTACATAAAATGTTTTCATTTGATTACCTCATATCCGTCTTCAGTTATTCTTAAGAACGCCATTCTTTCAGAGTCATACTCTGTAACTTCTCTAATACTCTCATAATCGCAAGAGCTATAGCTTAAATCCATATCATCAGGATCTACAGTAACCAATAACTCTTCGACCGCCTCTTCGTTTTCAGCTTCTATGATAGCCGAATAACAGGTGCTTACGTGCATCTCTACGATAAATCTTTTCACTAATTTACCCACTTCCAGCCTCTAGCTGGTTCTATTCTTGTTAAATCTTTTGTTCGGCAGCTTATATAAGGCTTAATTTCATTGAGGCATACATAACCTAACTCAATCTCAAAGCCGTCCACTAAACAAAATGCTATGTCGTTTTCGTCAATCTCTATGACGTAGTACTCCCAAAAGTTTTTGGTGATAATAAACTCTATGACATTCAGAGTTTGAATGCCCTCTTTCATTTTGCGCATTGATAATCTCCTTATTTGTCCATCCATAGTAACCTTCTTTTCTCTTCCTCTAATGCACAACAAACCATATTGAGCGCATAATACATTTCCTTACCTTTCATTCTTATATTTCCATAAAGATGTCTTTCTGCGCCTTTTTCTCCTATTTCAACTATAATATAGCCTCCATAAGAAGCATTATATTCTAGTTCTAGTTTCTCATTTTTTGTAAGGCGAATGAGCCAGTTTAATGTGCGTTGTAAATCTGTTTTGGTGATTCTCATTCGTCTTCTCCCTGTGGTAAAATTGTATAATCTGTCCCAAAACTCTTGGCTATGTGTGTTAGCTTATCGCTAAGAATCTTTTTATAACCTCTGTCCCAAAAATTAGAGCCATGCCCGTTACGAGTTAGATAGAAGTCATGTCCGCATTGTTCAGGTTTAAGATTTTCCATGAGATGTTCAGATAAGCTAAAAAAGGCTACGCAATCCATCGTCATAGAGACAGTTGACTCTATATCAAGATCTCCTACAAACTCATTGACCCAACAAGCGCATTCGATATACGCCATTGTGAATTTTTTGAGCGCCAGTAGCTTTACTTGCTCATCGTAGTCTAGTAAATTACTCATCGTTAGCCTCCTTAAAAACTTCCCCATTTTCATGGAAATACTCTTCTCTGTTGATTAACTCGTCCGAGATATACTCATCGGAGTTTAAATGGTCGAAGTCCTCTTTAAGATGCTCATAAATGTCTTTAGAGAGCTTATATCTCAAGGCTTCAAGTTCGTCCTCTAGCTCTTCGGCTAAAGCAACTTGCTCCTCCGTAGCCCAGCTTTGTGTAAATATCTCTAGACGCATAGACCCCTCATGAGAGTATTGGCAGTCTAAGCGAGTAAATTTAACATCTAAGTGGATATCCATAAGCGAAGCGTATTTGCCAACACAGAAACGTTCTATATCCACGTTAGCGGTAAAACATGCCCCATCGCCTTGGCTACCAAAACCGCTATAGAAAATCTTAGGATTCAAAAAGCCCTGCTCTTCTAGATCTTCAACATGCCTATCAGTATCAAGATAAATATCTTGTATTGCCCTCTCATAAACTATAGCTGCTTGCTTAGCCTTCTCGCTTAACTCTTCAAAAAGATAAGCCTTTAATGTTACTTCTTTCATTTGTTATTCTCCTTACCAATGTTTGATACAAACCATATAATGATTAGAGCGTGTAAGAGGCTCATAGTGCCACCTCTATATGTCCTTGATCTCCTAACCCTATTTTGCTAAAATATACAGTGTATGACCTACCGTCTTCGCGATGTTGCGAGGTTACTTTGTTTCTATACACACTCTTTTGTATTTGCATTAAGGCTATCATACAATCGCGCGATAGGCTCTGTGATGAGCCGTCTGTATCTATCCATGTTATTGACATATTGTCTCCTTACTATGTTAAGTGTTATGTCCTACTCTTCTTTCACACGTGCAAGTCTTACTACTCACTGCTAATCGTTTTCAGATACACAGACTATATCATACATACTCACTTCTAGTCAATAACGAAAATAATTAAAAATAGTTCTTGACAAGGTTTTTTACATGCACTATAGAAAACGGTATATAATCAGGCTTGACCGCACGCAGTTCGAGCCGTAGGCTCTCACACTCGCTACGCTCGTGCGTGTGGTTATAACAAAGAGAATATCATGGCTGGCTTCCCATCTGTAAAAAAAGGCAACAAAATCGCCGAATCCGCTCGCAAACCTAAGCCTGGAATACCATTTGACTATAAAACCGTCGAACAACAGATCATACGCTACCAAGGCAACCTCTCCCGTGCTGCTGATAGCATAGGCACAAGCAGAGGCGCTATGCGTAACTTCGTTGATAGACACCCTGAACTACAGGCTACTCTTAAGCAATGCAGAGAGCGTCAACTCGATGAGCTTGAAGCTAGCGTGTTTGAGAGAGCTATTGAGACTAACGATACAACTTTGCAACTGTTCTTGCTCAAGACACAAGGCAAGTCAAGAGGCTATGAACAGTCTGAAGCACAGAATACCGCTAAGGATATAGCTACAGCAGCATTTGACTTCATTATCAACAAGTCTAAGAACCCTGCTGAACCTACTAAATAACCCCTCACAACATACTACCAAGCGACCGGTTAGATACTTAACCCTTGGTTACTAGACTCCCCTAGCCTCAAGGAATGCTAAGAATTCTTTGAAAGTGAAACCTTAGTTGGTACCGGTACTATGAATATCTTTATCTCATGTCCTCAGTCACATTTAAACACAAAACAAAAAAAAATCTTGGGTAGATATGCAGAGCACCTGAATGTTGCTACTTCTCTCTCACCCACAAGCCTCCTTTCAGAACCAAAAAAATTTATCCTATATGACATGGTGAAAGCCTAAGTGTTCCTGCTCTCTGGAAAAAAATTTCTTAGGGTAGTGTACTGAGAAGGTAGGGTAGTCTACTGAGTGTACAAGCGCGCGGATGAAAAAATCTGTGGGTGTAAAATTAACTCTTTGATATGTGTGGGTATGGAGGTGGAGAGATGGAGCTTAGAGAGATGTTAGAAGAGGCATATGGGTCATGGAATGTGGAAACGCATATACGTGTGTTATGGGAGTTAGTGGGGAAGATTGAGAGGCTACAGGCGGATGTGTACAGGCTGGAAGAGCAGAATGTGGGTTTGAAGAGAAGGGTTAAATATCTAGAAGAAATATTTGGGGTGGTTAGAGATGATGCTGTGGATAACTGTGTTGATAAGTAAAAGATAGTCTGTTTATAAGTGGGGTAAGAAGCTGTAGTTGTTCATAAGTGCTAAGTTATAGACAGGTTGTAAACATCTTACACACACCCTCGCGCGCTGGGGAAAGAGGCGTTTTATGAACATTCCCACAGCACAAGAAGAAGAGGAGAAAGAATATATATCTTTCATCTTCATAAAAGAGGGTGTGGGAAAAAATAATTGAAAAAATAGTTTACCGGAAAACAAGAGGTGGGTATAAAACGATGGATATGGAAGATTCCTGGGTGATAGACTTAAAATCAAGCAAGCTGAAATCCGAATATGGGACTCACCAACAAGTTCAGTTTGAAGAATCTTGGTTTGTGGATGTAAATGGGGATAGAATCCCACTTCCGAGATGTGATAAGTGCGGAAAGCCTATGTTTTTACTTATCGGAATTGCAGCAACTGCATGGAAATGTAAGAGAGATTGCCATAGGAGTAAGAATGAAAAGATTTAAGATCACAGAGACATACACCGACAGGTGTTATTTCGAGAGAAAGGTTATCATCAAAGCTGATGATGCTGACGAAGCGGTTGACCTATTTCATAGTGAGATGATACCCTACACAGAGATATCGAATGATATCATCAAATACGCCAATGACCCGCAGGATAATGAGATTGAAGGAGTGGAGGAAGTAAAATGATAATCTCTAAAGGCTTTGTGAGGAATCAAGACGGCATATGGAGGAATCTTAATACTATCAAGTATTTCGACATTGCTCATACAGTTACAGGCAGGCATCGTATCCAGGCTGTGCTGAAAGATATCGATCCTGACAACTTCGTGGAAGAAGATGGCCTTTGGGATATAGAAGAATTTGATACCTTACAAGAGGCATCAGATGAGCTAGATAGAGCTTTTGGGTATGTAGAACAAGAGGAAGTGAAATGATTGATTGTTATGAAGAAGCTAATAGAGCTGTGGAAGACTATCAACGGTGTTTAAGAATTCAAGAGGATAAACTTCTTCGTGCTATGATAAATAGCTGTAGGAGTAAGATCGACAATAAGATTAGATATGTCATTGATCCTCATAAGTTTAAAGACATGCCAAAAGCCGTTTTACCTCCAGGTCAAACAATGGTATTTAAAAGATACCCCTCATTATTAAATGAAAATCCATTTATATATAATCCTCCGAGATATCTCGAAGCGGATCTTTTAGTAGAAATTTTATTAAACAATATTAAACAGGAACCATTATATGGAAATTGATGTCACAGAAGAGCTGAAAGAGCTATTAAAAACATATGAAGAAGCGCTTAAGAAGCTGGAACAAAGATTTCAAACCTCTTTAAGTACTATTACATATGCCATGCGACAACATTTAGATGTCCATGATCAAAAAGTTAAGATGGCTCAAAAGATTTTTGACTTACAGAAAAAATTAACGCCTCCAGAGAAGTGTACCTGCGGGTGTGAAGATCCAGAAGAAGATGATGATGAATAACAAGGAGAATTTATGTATTTAGTAGTTAAGCCCGATGGCGACAGATTGAGTGGTTCGAAATATTCTTATATTACAGACTGTCTTGGAAAAGTTGCTGAGGCTCTGAAATGTGAAGGGACGAAAGTCTATAAATTAGACTCTCTCACACAGGTTACGGAAGTGACAATGCAAGAAGTAACACCGGAGACAGCAAATGGCTAAACAATATTTACTCATGGTAGATGAACAGCGTCTTGGAAATATCTCTGAATTTCTGCGTTTAGCAGGAATACAGCTCTTAGAGGTGCAGGGAATGAACTTAAATAATGAAGGAAAGATCAATGTCATGATCACTCCTATCATACCAAATATTCCTCAGGCTGATATTGCAATACCAGCTGTTGAACAACCAGTCGAGCCGCTTACCCCATAGCAATGTATTTCAACGCGTATCTCTTCGGATTACACTGAGAGATACGTTATTTAACCTTAAGGATTTATGAATAAACTGTCTTATATTTTTACCGCCTCACTATTTTTCTTCTTGTTTTTTTGGCTCTTCTGCTGTACAATGATCAATCCTGGTTACGTTGGGGTTGTGATTGATATGCTAGGCGATTCTAAAGACTGTAAAGAGTTGCATGTTGGGATGCACTTCTTAGCGCCTTGGAAAAAGGTCTACCAATTTCCTATTTTTGAACAGAATGATACCTGGGAGGGTGAGCGTGAGGGATTTAATTTTCAGACTTCGGAGGGTATGGCTGTATCGGCTGATATCGGTATCACTTATCATCTCAAACCTGAATCTATACCTATTATTTTTCAAAAATATAGACGCGGAATGTACGAAATCACTCATGTTTTTATCAGGAATTACATCCGGGATGCTATTAATAAGTCTGCTAGCCGTACTCGCATCGAAGATCTCTACTCTGGGAAAGAATCCTTTTTCGAAGACGTAGAATCGCATGTGCGTAGCGATCTTTCTTCTATGGGAATAGAGATATCGCGTATTTATCTCATAGGGCGCTTTCACTTTCCTCCTACTGTGATCACGGCTCTGAATTCGAAGATAGAGGCCATGCAGAGAGCGCAGCAAAGAGAGAATGAATTACGCGAGGCAGAAGCCGAAGCTAAGAAACAGATTGCTAAGGCAGAGGGCCAAGCGCGTTGTTCACTTCTACAGGCTGAAGCCGAAGCGCAAGCTAACCTCGTCTTAGCTAAATCAGTGACTCCAGAGCTTATTCAGTGGCAAAGCGTCCAGAAATGGGATGGCAAGCTTCCACAGGTCACAGGAAAAACAGTCCCTATGATAGGAATCAAATGAATAAAATACAGGCTATAATGGTAGAGCTAACAAATATTCTTAATAATCATGACATTGCAGATGGAGCTTCAGCTATGTTTACCCTCTTAATCACTAATGCGATGGATGTTAAGGTTCCTAAGAGCGTTTGGATGGAAGAAATGTCAAAAGAGTGGGATCATTATGAATTTCATAGGAAAAC